TACGCAAGGGGCAAGAGAATTTTTTATAAAATCAAAATCATGAGAATAAATATTGAGACAATCAAAGGAGATGAGAAGTATGATTTGGTATTTCATTTGAATGATTTTAATGGCAATCCAATTAATATTAATAGCATATCGGAGATTAAGTTTAGGGTGCAGAAAAAAGGAGAGAGTGCTTTGAAATTTGAAGGCGATATGTCAGTGGTGGACGGAGTGGAGGGTGAGGTTAAGTATACGGTTGTGGCTGGGAACTTTGACGAGATAGGCAAGTATTATGCCGAAATCGAAGCAACATTTGAAGACGGTCAAAGAATTACATTTGACGACATTTTAATAAAAGTAAAAAGCGATTTGCCAAAATAACATATGGGATTTTTAAAGTCATTATTTAATTGGGGAGAGAAGATGGTGCCGTATTCGTTTTTCGTGAATTCGGGAATCATGTCATCAATCGTTACACGTTCCGATGCTTTAGATTTTTATAAGTCATGGGTTTACGCTTGTGTGGCCAGACGGTCGATGGGATTGGCACAGATAGAATTCAAGCTTTATCGGCTCAAGGGCAATGGAGAAGTAGAAGAGGTGTTGGAGCATGAATTATTGGAGTTGTTATATCGGGTTAATCCGGAAATGACTAAATATAATTTTTTACAGTTGAGCTGTGTTTATCGTGATTTGTTGGGTGCTAGTCCTTGGATATTGTCAAAGACAAATCCGAGCGATAAGTATCCAAGCAATTTGTTCATAGCTAGGCCGGAGTTTTTTAAAGTGGAGCGGGATGATAGCGGTCAGGTGCTTGGGTATGTTTATGAAATAGGATCGTACAAGCGCACATTTTCAAAAGAGGAAGTCATATTCTTGAAGAATTATAATCCGAAGAATCCAGACAAGGGCATTGGAGTTATTGAAGCAGTTAGACAGACGGCCGAGAATGATGACTACATGATGCAATCAAATAGCAATCTATTAAAGAACGATGCCCGGCCGTCAGGATTTTTGGAAATTGATGGTAATGCCAGCAAGGGATTGATCAGCCGGTTAAAAAAGGAATTTAGGCAGAAGTTTCAGGGTTATGAGAATTCATATCATGTGCAGGTGCTTGAGGGAGGAATGAAATTCAAGCCGGTTACGTTACCCCCCAAAGATTTGGATTTTATTGAAAGCCGGAAAATGAACAGGGATGAGATATTGTCGATTTTCGGAGTGCCAAAGCCAATACTGGGAGTATTTGAGGATGTAAACCGAGCCAGTGCAGTTGCGGCTGAATATGTTTTTAATAAATGGACATTAGAGCCGTTGGCCAATGAATTAATGGAGCAGGTCAATGAGTTCTTGGTGCCGATGTTCGGATCTGATTTGTGGCTTGATTTTGAACCCTTGGCCAAGGCGGACGAGGAATTGGATTTGAAAAGAAAGACCGAGGGGTGGAATAAATGGTTGACCACAAATGAAATCAGGTTAATGGACGGATTACAGCCGGTTGCGGGAGGTGATTATATTTACATGCCATTGTCCAGTATGCCGTTAATCGGCGGTGAAAAGAAAGAGGTTATTAAAATCAAGGCGGTAAAACTGAACAGGGTAAATCTGAAAACACAGGAATATGTAAAGAAAAGACTTTTAAACAGAAACTTAAAAATAAATAGACTAGCTGAAAAAGCCACCAATAAAATCATGAGCAATTTGGTTGGCAATAAACAGGTGGTTTTAAAAATAGTTACAAAGAATAATCGGTTAACCGAAGAACAGAAAGAGAAATTTTATAAAGACCGCATGGCAAATGAAACAAAGCTTGAAGGCTTATGGAAAAGTAAAATGACGGATTTTTTCATTGAGCAAAAAAAGAGATTTATTGATTCATTGGAAAAGAGCGAGCAGGACAAAGTGGAAAATAAAAGCGTAAGCAAAACGGATGAGGTAACAGCTACGATTCAAATCATTAATCCTTTGTTGTATGAAACGGTCATGACTGGAATTGCTGGAGCAAGTGCCCTAATCGGAGAAGACATGATTATGGACATGGATTTTATTAAGGCGTGGTTAGATAAAGTAAGCGAAGAGATAGGCGAGAGCATTACCGAGACAACTATTGCCGAATTTGAAAAAACAATGAAGGAGGGAGTGACGGCCGGGGAGAGTTTGAGTGAATTAAAGGATCGGGTGGAGAAAGTCTTTGATTTTGCGGTTGAGTATAGAGCGGAACTTATTGCCCGCACTGAAACATCAAGGGGTGTAGCAGAAGCTCATCGACAGACATATGAGCATTATGGTTTTACGGATGCGGAGTGGCTGTTGTCGCCAGATGCATGCTCAACTTGCCAAGACAAAGCCAGTGGTAGTTGGACGATTAAAGATATTGCAGGACAGATACCGGTGCATCCGAACTGCAAATGCGATTTTACTCCATTATAAATAACTTATAAATCATATGAGCGAAACAATAAAAGAAATAAAAGAGAAGAGAGGCCAAAAAGATTTTGATTTAAATGCCATGATCAGAATTAAGGCTAAGGCAGATATTAAGATAATCGAGGAGAAGGACAACCAATCGCAAGGTGTTGTCGAGGCTTATGTCTCCATTTTCGACAATATCGATTTAGTCGGAGATATTATTAGACGAGGTGCTTTTTCCGAGAGTTTAAACGCAAAAATGCCGAAGGGAGTTTGGATGCATAATTGGGATGAGCCGATTGCCAAGACCTTGAAGGCTTTTGAAGATGAAAAGGGTTTATTTATCAGGGGTCAGTTTAATTTGGAAACCCAGCGGGGCAAAGAGGCATATTCTGATATCAGATTTGGAATAATTGATGAGTTCAGTATTGGCTTCAAAATATTGGATTACGAATGGGACGAGCAGGACAATCGCATTATAAAAAAAGTTAAGTTGTACGAATGGTCGCCGGTATTAGCCGGAGCTAATCCGGCCACGGAGTTGGTAAGCGTTAAGGATGAGAAGAAAGAAGAGAGGCTGATTGATTTTGTGGAAGTTGATAATCAAGGGAAAATGGTGAAACTGTTTTATAAGAGCGGTGAAAAACAAATAATAAAAATGAGCAATAAATATATAGCTTATTTATCATCCCTTGGCGAAGAAGGGAAAAAGGTCGATTCTCTTGCGGACAATAAAGTTCTCCGCATTAGGCAAGTAGTCAAGCAAATTGACAAAGGAGCGGAGTATTTGCTTCGCATAATTAAAACTTAAAAAGAAAATATATGGATCCAAAAGAAAAGCAAACCCAAGTCATGGAAGTGACCATGGAGGCATTAAAAGGCCTTATCGCTGACGGCGTTAAAGAAATAGTCGGCGATTTAAAAACGGAAATCTTGAAAGAAACTCGGGAGGGACTTAGAGAGTTCAAGGTGGTAACCGATGACGAGAAAATTGAAAAAGCGGCTCAATTCGTTAAGGATGTATGCCTTGGCAATGTTGAGAAGGCAGTCAGTTCCGGCAATACGTCTTTCGGTTATACGGTTCCGGTGGAATTGGCAGATTATATCTTGACCAAGAAAGATAAGATTTCCAAGATCAGAAAGTTGGCATTTGTGTTTCAGCTTTCCGGTGAGTTCCAATTGCCAATGGAAGGTACTGGCGTTACCGCTTATTGGGTGGGTGAAAATCAGAACATTACCGACAGCAACCCGACAATCGACAAGAAGAACTTGTATGATTATTATTTGGCGGCTCGTGTCTTGATTCCCCGAAAGCTTTTGAACACTTCAGCATTTAACATCATCAATTATATTGGTGAGCTGTGTTCAAGGAAATTGAGAGATACCGAGGAAACCACATTTGTGGCCGGTGATGGTAGTGGCAAGCCTACCGGGATCAGGAGTGCTAGTTTCGGGTCGATCAGTCAGGCGTTAGCTGAATTCAAATACTTGGATTTGGTTAACTTGTATTATGAGTTGCCAGAGCAGTATCGCCAAAATGCGGTGTTTATGACATCAAGCATGGGGATGAAAAAGCTTAGAGGTTTGCAGGATTTGCAGGGCAATCCGATTTTTGATGTACGTGATCAGACCATTTTTAATCGCCCAGTGATTGAAAGTGCGGATATTCCGGCAAACTTGGGAGTTGGAATGGATGAAACCGAGATATTGTTTTTTGACCCATGGTACTACTGGATCAAGGATGGAGAACAGATGTTTGTTGATACGGACAAGAAAATAGCCACCTTGCAGACCGAGTTGGTTGTGGCTGAAGCGGTTGACGGTGTCTTCACCTTAGCCGATGCCGGCAAGAAATTGTCTGGCGTTAAATAAGTAATTACCCCGCCCTCTTTTTTCGCATGGGGAGGAAGAGGGCGGGAAATTATATAAATTAAATAGCAATTTTATGGCAAACGACAAAGACAAAGATTTAAAGAACGCTCCCGAGGACGAACAAAACGGCCAAGGAGAGAATGATAAAAAAGAAGGCAAAGAAAAAGCCAAAAAAAGCAAATTAGTCAGAGTCATCTTCAATAAAAGCCACACTCCTTATGTTAAGGGAGAAATGGCCGGACTAGAGCCGGATGTGGCCGAGAAGCTCATTGAGGACAAGATTTGTTCCAAGGCTTAAATGCTTTATGCCAGTCCCGACAGGTTCGGGATTGGAATAAGATTTTTAAGAAAAAGTATGATTATATCAATTGATGAATTTAAAACATATTTTGGCATAGAGACTGATGACGATGATGAGGCTATTGAGTTGATCTTATCAGGCGCTATCGGGTGGGTTGAGTCTATGTGTTCGAATAAACTTGAAGAGATTCAATGTGTTGAATTATTTGATGGAGAATCAGAAGAGATTTTTTTGGAGAACACTATACATATTACGGAAGTTAAAGTTGAGCAATTCTCAGAGAGCAGTTGGGTGGAATTGGATTCGTCCATGTACAGGGTTTATGCCGGTGAAGGAATGGTTAGGATTAATAATCTGGTTTATGGTGAGTTGAATTATAGGGTTAGTTATAAAGCCGGATATAAGGATTCGGTGCCGGAAGATTTGAGATTGGCAATACTGAAGCTGGTCGGCAGATTGTGGAATAAGCGCAAGAGCGATGGTGTGAAGAATGAAAACTTGGGAGATGCCGGAGTTGCCTGGGAGGAATATTTAAATGACGAAGTAGCCAAAGTATTTGGCAAATATCGCAAATATAATTTATGAGATTTGTCTTTGAAAAAAGGATAATGGTTTATCGACTGGCAAGCGATCAAGCCAAGAGAAAGGAGGAGTATCAATATTACGGCGATATCAAGGGGGTAATCATGCCGATCAAGGCTGAGGATTTGATTTTAAGCGAGGGTAACCCGGCCAAGATGTTCAAGTTGTATGCGGATTTCAATGCAGACGTGAAAGAAACCGACAAGCTGGTTTGCGATCAGGTTGATTATGTGGTGAAAAACGTTAAAAAGTTAGAATTTCGGGCATTGTCCAGAATGGAGGCAATTATTCATAAGCCTAATAATTAGTATGGCATTTGAGATACATTTGGAAAATTTAAACGATATCAGAGAAGTGTTCAGGAAGTTCCCGCTAATAGCCAACGAGGAGATTCAAAGCGGATTGGAAAGAGCAGGCAAGTTGGTGACCCGCATTGAAAAGCAGGAAGTTCCGATCGGCGTGACCAATCAATTAAGGCAGAGTATTGGCATGAGACTAATACCGAACAATGTGACGATTGCTCCGAATAAGAATTATGCCATCAATGTTCATGAAGGCACGAGACCGCATTTTGTGCCAGTAAACAATCCGAGAGACCCGCTCCGGATTTGGGCGATAAAGAAAGGGCTTAATCCGTATGCGGTTCAGAAGTCGATTGCTAAAAAGGGAACGAGACCAAATCCATTTGTTGAACGAACAGTTAGCAAGGCAGAAGGGGAAACAAGGCAAATATTTTCACAAGTTTTAGAAAACATAATCAAACGCATATGAGAACGCAAATTTTAAACGCCATTTATACCAAGCTGTACAATATCGATGGCATCGAGGAGGTGTTCAAATACAATAAAGGTCATTTTAACAAGTTTCCGTCAGCGGTGATTTTGGGGAGTGAGAATTCTAAAGTGCGAGAAAGCGTTAAGACCATTAAAAAGACTTATAAATTCAAAGTGCAGATATTGCAGGAGGTAAACGAGGACGGCCGAGGACAGAAGGATGGAGAAGATGTTTTGATATCAATTGGTGATCAGATAGATGATGAGTTTGACCGGGACGATACATTGGGCGGGGTTTGCGATGATGTGGCGGTTACCAGTTCGTTTGCCTGGGAGGATCGTGAGTTGCTAATGAGAATTTTGCAATTGGAAATAGTTTGCACCAAGCTTAAACAATTAACATAACCATATGTCAATCAAAAAATCGCAAATAGAGGACAAGAGCATCCGTCCGACTAAACCGGACACTTTGACGGAGTTCAATTATCCTGATCACAAGATAACAATCAAGGCTTTAGACAAAGAAGAAGCCGATAAAAAATTAAAAGAATTAACTAAAACCATATGAGCGAAATTTTAAAGCGAAGATACAATATCGGGATTGGCAAAGAAACATCCCGAGGGACAAAAGCCACTCCCAAATACTGGCTTAAGCCGTTAAGCGAAGAATACAATGACAAGATTGAAGTTGTGGCAAGTGAGCGGGCTTTCGGAGTCATTGAAGACAGTGAAGAGATGGTGGTTAAAAAGAAATATTCAGCCGGTAAGATTTCGGGAGAAGTATTCGATAAAAGTTTCGGCTTATTCCTCTTGGGAGCAATCGGCCAAGTGTCGAGCGTACCCAAGGCGGAAGACCCGAGCGTTTATGATCATATTTTTTCCGTTTTGCAGTCGGCCAAACATCCGACCTTAACGGTTGAAGTTAAACGAGGCGATAATGAGCAAAAGGCATACCCGAATTGCGTGATTGAAAGTTTGAAAATTGAGAGCCAAGCCAACGAGTACGTAAAATTTGAGGCACAGCTCAAGGGTAAGGCGGGGAGCGTATCCGAAGGCATCCCGGGCTATGAAACCGAGAACTATTTCATGGGCAAGGACGTATCGGTCAAATTGGCTGATAATCTGGCCGGGCTGGACAGTGCTACTCAGGTTGATGCAAGAAAAATTGAGATCAATATTGCCAAAAACATTGAAGAGGACAAGAGGCTGGGAACACATGAGCCGAATGATTATTTAAATAAGGAGTTTTCGGTCGAGGGCACCTTAGAGATTTTATTCAGGGACACTACGCTTAAAAATTGGGCGTTAAACGGAAGCAAGAAAGCCTTGCGAATTGATATTGTCGATACTTCTACAACTATCGGCATATCTTCTCATCCGTCACTTCGTTTTGACTTGGCAAAGATCAAGTTCAAGGATCCAGTTGAGGGCGGAGATAATAACGATATCGTCAAGGTGACTGTCGGATTCAAGAGCCTTTATTCATCGTCAGAAGCCAAAAGCATTGAGGCGATACTTACTAATTTAGAAACTAGTTATTAATAAAAAATATGACAGTATTAAAAGATTCAAGAGTTACAAAAAGCCTAATTCTGCCGGAGAGTGGAATTGCGGTAAAAATTAAAGATGGTTTATTGGCCAAGGACTTAGAAGCGATAGAAATGGAAAAATCCGATTTTAGAAAGATGATCGCCATGATCACAAGAATAATCGAGGATTGGAATGCGGAGAACGAAAACGGTGAAAAACTTCCGATTGATATAAATTCAGTCGGCTTGCTTGGTTTTACGGATCTCAAGTTTATTCAGGACAGCCTTTCATTTTTAAAGGATTTTTTAGTGAAAACTCCGAATTAGTTTATAAGATCAAGCAGTGTGTCCGGCATGGGATATGGAATGTGGAATCAATTAAGTTTTTCCTATGTCATGAGATGGGCTGGACTGAAGAGGAGTTTTTAAATCAAGACGTGAGATTCATCAGGGGGTTGTTAGCTTTCATTACCGAGGTAAAACATAAAATGAATGGAAAATAAAGAATTACAAATCATACTCAAGGCCGTTGATAACGCTTCAAGCGAGATCAAGAAAGTGGGGCAGGCTATGGATTCGATGACGAATAATGTTAAGCAGTCATCGGATTCTTTTGGCATGATGGCCAAGGCCGTAGCAGTCGGCAATTTGGCTTATAACGCATTGGCCGGGGTGATTACCAGAGTAGCCAGCGGTTTTTCTGATTTGGTAAAAGAAAGCATTGGATTGTCGGGTCAACTTGATCAGTCAAAGGCGGTTATTTATAAGCTGGGAGAGAATAATCATTGGACGAAACAGCAGATTGACGGACTGGTCAAAAGCATTAGGGATGAGAATAAGGATATGTTGACGGCAATCGATTTGACCAAGACCGCTATCATGACCAACATGAATGAAAAGCAGGCCTTGGAATTGGTGGCCAGAGGTCGGGATATAGCGGCCGCATCGAACAGAAATTCGAACGAGGCAATCAAAGACATGATGCAGGCGGTGGTTAAGCTTAGGCCGGAACTGATGAGCAATTACGGTATCGAAATAAACTTGATCAAAGTATACGGAGATTTCGCCAAAAGCTTGGGCATTAAAACCAGCGAGATGACGTATGCTCAGAAAACGCAAGCCATGTACAATGCGGTGGTGGCTGAAGCAACTAGAATGCAGGGATCATATCAAGAGGCCATGGGCAGTTGGTATAAATTGTCTATGTCGGTGAAAGATGGAATGGTGAGTTTGAAGCTTATTCTGGGCGATCTCTTGGATGATGCCATGAAACCGTTAATAGAAGAAGTTTATAACGCAATCAAAGTATTTAGGGATTGGGCGTATACGGATGACAATGAGGTAAATCCGAAGCTGAAAGAAATGGCGCAGATAATCGGGACATCGGTTATGACGGCTCTTAATCTCTTAAAAGTTACGGTTAGTGAAGTGATTGATGTTTACAGAAAGTTGTCGCAGATAATCAAGGAGGGTATTGATATAGTTACGAAATATAAAGGATTGCTGGATATTTTCAAAGCATCATGGAATAACATTGCCTTAGTCTTCAGGGAGAACTTGTTGCCGGAATTAAAGAAGTTATGGGACGCACTTCAACCGCTTATGCCGTTTATGGAAACATTCGCCAAGATTATCGGCGTGATATTGCTAGGTGCTTTAATAGCGGTTACAAAGTTGATTGAAATCAGCTTAATAGCCTTGATTCATGGTTTAACCATTGCCATTCAGAAAGCTATTGAATGGATTAATGCGTTCAAGGCCGGATGGGACAGCGTGACTACGATTATATCCAAGGTTGTCGATGGTATTGATAACTTGATCAATAAAATAAAGAGCTTGAATGTGGTAGCCAGTGCCAAAAATGCGGTTAGTAATTTTATGGGTTTTGGAGGAGCAAGAGCGGGCGGAGGTTCGGTATTTGGCGGTCAGGCATATTTGGTCGGTGAACAGGGACCCGAATTGTTCGTGCCGGGATCAGGCGGAAGTATAGTTCCAAATAACAGACTGGGAAGCGGAATGAGCGTGGTTTTGAATATTACCGGCAACACTTTTTTGGATAGGCAGTCGGCAGAAAAGATTGGAGATATGATGATTAAGAAACTAAAAGCAAGTAACTTGCTCGGTTGATATGAATATTGCAGTCAAAATAAATAATACAGACAGGACTGGCTTGATTGATTGGGAAAGCTTTGCCATTGAGGACAATATCAATGAACAGCCGAATCTATGCAATTTTACAATCAAGGTTTACGAGGGGCAGAATTATAAGCCGGAAATAAGCGACATGGTAGAGGCTTTTGACGGGTCAATAAAAATATTTGCCGGAAAGATTATCAGGGTTGGAAACTATGGAGAGGGTGATGTTACTTTTTTCGAGATTGAGGTTAAAGATTACACCTTGGATTTGGATCGGATATTGGTTATTGAAAGATTTGAGAATAAAACAGTCAGGCAGATTATTGAGTATATTGTTGTGAATTATCTGGCAGGGGTCGGCATTAC